AGCATTACCTGAATATCCATTAGCAATAGCGAATGGGCTTAGAGCTTCATCACCAGCAGTTACGCCTGCGGCGGTTGCTGAGTAACGGACACGTAGAGTGTGAATTTGTCCTACTGGACCAGTCATTGGCTGAACACCAACTAGTTCGTTAGCGATAACGGTTGGCATTACACGGCGGATAACTGGTAGGATCACTTTGTTTAGCGTGGCAACGTTGCCAGACATTGTTGTACCAGCAGATGCAGTCTCAGCGAGATACGCTTTTGTATTCTCTAGAGTTGCTTCCATAACTGCCTTTTTGTTGCCTGTCAAACCGTCAGTAAGGGCGCCTTTAGTAACGTCCCAATTTTCAAATAGGTTTTGTGACATTTTGGTATACTCCTTTAATTTAAATAATACCGGCTAATTTTCTTAGGTTAATAATTTCAGCATCGCTATCAGTGTCCTGTGTGCGAGCCTTGTTACCTGTAATCTCAGTCTTCTGAGACTCGTTTAGAGTTTGCGCTTTAGATGTTGTTTGTTCGTTAAGAACAGTTGGTAAATACTTTTTAAACGCTGTTGACAATCTGTCAGTAGCAACGCTTTCAAGTAAGTTACCCATCAATTCACGCTTATCTTTTGCTAATGGGCCTAGCAAGTCAGCAAGTACTTTAGCACGATCTTGTGCTTCAGCAACACGTTTTGCTTTTTGCTCTGCTTCATTAATCATTTCTTCCTTCTCTTCAACAACTTTCTGTGTTTCGGTTAATTGAGCCTTAACTTCTTCAAGTTGCTTATTAAGAGAAGAAATTTGAGTACCTTCTGCGAGATGAGAACTCATAAACTCAGTAGCAAAAGTTTCGAAGATCTTACGACCAAACATATTTTCTTTTGCTTTCTGAATGTCTTCTTTTAGTGTACCTAGCTCTGATGTAATTGTTGATTCAACAATACTTGCTAGTTTAGTAGAAGCCTTTTCAATGAATTTCGCTTTCGCTTCGGCAATCATTTCCTTGCCTTCCTGAACAAGTTTAACTTTCTGTTCTAGTAAGTCTTTTTTGTCCTGGTGGAAATCGTTAAGTTCTGTTGTTAGTTGCTCCATTACGAAGTCTTCTAACTTGGCAAAGTTACCTTCTTGAAGTTTACGGTCATCACGAAGTTCCTGTACTTCAGTTTTTAATGTTTCCATTACAAACTGGTCCAGTAACTTAGCATGTTCCGCAATCGCTTTTTTGTAAGATACACTTGCTTGGATAGCGGCTTGTTTGTCTTCAGCAAACTCAGACAATTCAGTTTTAATTGTGTCAGTTAGCATAGCGTCCATCGCTTCTACCATCTGCTCTTTGTCTGATTCATAACGCTGTGCGAATTCTTCACGTAATTCAATAGTGATTTCTTCGCGAGCTTCTGAAAGTTTCGCTTCCCAGGCTTCAGTAAGTGTACTACGCACTTCTTCTGAAAGAACTTCTGAACTTAGGAGTTGTTCGATTGCATGAGCCATTTACGTTCTCCTAATATCTAGGTTATTAATCAATCTAAGTACCTCTTCCTGGAGATACTTTTGTGCTTTAGTGTCATGGTTGGTAGCCTTAGCCACGTCCATTAAAATATTTCCACGCTTACCATTCATAATCGCTTCATATAATGGATCTGGATATGCGTCCGGTGCACTTGGGTTAGCAACAATATCTACTGTTTGAATTTCGAAACCACTAACATTTCCGCTTCCGTCTACTTCTCCGCTACCTCTACTTGACACACCTAGCCTACACTTGTTTTCCAATAAGGTTTTACAAATATTACCCATTGGAGTTGGTAGTAGTCTGAGGCGTCCTAAACCATCACTGCCGTTCATCCACATCTTTTCGATGATATGGCTTACACGGTCTAGATTTACTTGTAAATCATCTGGATGGTCTGCTTCACCTAATACTGAATATCCCTCATCAATTCGTAACTGAATATTTTTAACAGCCTTTGAAATTTCTGTAACGGGATAAACACGTTGGTTTTGATTACGCTTTTCACCTTGTACAAAGATGCCTTCCATGTACAGGTTTTTGTTGCCGTTGCCGTCATCTTTGGCTTCAACAATACAATTTGCCTGGTCAAATGAAAGTTTTTCTACAAGGGTTACATTAGCCATAATCTATTATCCTTTTGCCTTTGGAGCAGGTTTTAAATCACCAGCGTCTTGTGGGCTAGTTGCTTCCATTTTCTTTGGAGCAGGAGCCTTACCGCCTTTTTCAGCACCGCCTTTTGATACCATGTCATTACCTGACTTGTTACCGCCTTGCTTGCCGAATGGATCTTCAATACCCTTGCTTACTGGGCTTGATTTACCGTCTGAACCATCTGTGTGAGTTACGTTAACTGCTGTTAACTTGGCTTCTTCGTCTAGTTCTTCAACTTCGGTTTCATCTAATTCTTCTTCTTCGCCTTCAAACGCCATTTCTTCTTCCATGTCATCTTCCATGTCATCTTCCATGTCGTCTTCTTCGTCAGCATCGTCGCCAACTAGTTTTGCGAATTCAGCCTTAAGATCGGCTAAAGCATCGTCGACACTTGCGATAGCATCTTCAACACTTGATTCATCTCCGTCCATTTCTTCGTCGTCGTCGGCTAGTTCCATTTCAGCGTCTAGATCCATGTCTAGTTCACCTTCATCTTCATCTTCACCTTCGCCAAACGCTTCTTCGGCTTCAATTTCTTCTTCGTCAGACGCAATGTCGTCTAGGAAGTCGCCGGCTTCTTCGTCGCCGATTGCTTCTTCCAGATCATCTTCATTGATATCGTCTTCAACGATTTCATCTTGCTCAACAAGATCTGACCAGATCTCACGAGCTTTTTCTACGATAGTCTCATGTAATAGCTCTTGAGCTGTTTGCTCTTCACCATTAACTAGGGACTCGATAATTTTTGTATAACGATCACGAGCACTCATATTAATCTCCTTTAAAGAATAGGTTATAACATTACTATTTAAGATGTCTTGGTATAATATAAAGTAAAACGCGGTTAAAACCGCGTTTTTGGTTAAAATAAAGTTTTTTACTGCTAAAAAACGTTATTGTTCTGGTTGTGCTTGTCCTGCTCCACCATATTGTTGCTTATATTGTGCTACTTGCTCAATATGCTCTGCTTTGGACAATTCACGCATGTTTCTTAGTTTGTTCAAGTGTCTTAGTGTAAGTTTAGGACGTCTTGTATCATCTACTTCCCACTTGTTAAATTCATCGTCTTTTGCGTTTTGTGCTAATTCGCCAAATCTCATTATTGTTCTCCTTGTCCTGTTCCTGGAATAGGACTAGTTGCCCCACTAGTTGACTCTGCTCCTGCTGACGGATCTGCTCCAGCCATGTCTTCACCACCTGCTTCTTCTGGAGGTGCTGTTTCAGTTGGCTCAAAACCTGCAATGTCACCACTACGCAATCCTAGTGTACCCAAGCCACTCTTGCTTTCAAATTCAGGACTACTGTCGGTGTTTTCATCTCTCCACATTGCTTCGTTTTCCACAATCTCATCTTCACTAAGACCAAGATATTTCTTGAGTATAAAGCGTCTGCTAAGATAAGGAACGCCTTCAAGATTGCCGAACAACGCCGCTCTGCTGTTGTCAATTTCAATTTCTCTGTATTGACTAAAGCTCTGTGGCTCAATAAATTGTAAATCAAATAAACTACTAGGTACTTCGATTCCTCTAAATTTAAGGAACAGTTTAAATTCTTTATCTAGTTCACTTAGTAGTATACGCTGTATTCTCTGACAATACTGACTGAAACGAAACTCCTGAATAAGAGCAGTACCTACTCTACCATCTGTAAATGCGGCAGTTCCATCATCTGGGCCTGTTGGCAAGTAACTACTAGGTACTCGCAAACCACGCATTAATTTGTTGTTAAAGTATTTTAAATCATCAATCTCACCAAGGTTGTTTCCACCTTGTAGTACGTCAACCTTACTACCACGTCCTTCACCTGTTTGAGCAAAAAAGTAGTCTTCCATAATTGACAGTGGGTTATAAGCGGCATCCATGACGTTTGTGCCACCACCAGTTTTGTTTGGAATACGAGTTTGGTGTACTTCGTTTTTAACTCTTTCCACAAATGCCATTGCTTTGTGTGCTGGCATGTTACCTACATCAATATAAAACACACGTCTTTCTGGCGCACGTTGTACACGGTAGATAATAATACTATCTTCTAGTAATTCTTTTTGTTTGTATACTTTGAAAACTGCTTCAAGAATACTGACACCAAAAGGCCAACTGGCTGTCATGCCATCAGTTAGAGCAATATGTATAACATTACTAGCATCTACAGCATACTCACTATTTTGTGCGCTGTATCCGCCCTGGAAAACACCAGCACTCTTGCTAATAGGAGTAAGTGTACCACCAGGTCCAGCATTAACACCCATGTTGTTTAGTTTACGAGTGTCAGTTGTTACCAAATCTTTGAGATTAAGGTTAATATTTTTCATAATGTACTGATCAATTTCTTTACCAGTACTTTCGTTTACGATGGCTTTAGTAACGTCTTCTGGATTGACCCAGATAAGTTTATATGTTTCTGGATCTCGAATAAAAAACTGATCTCCGTATTTGATAGCACTACGGAACATACCAAAAACACGTTTTTCAAAATCGTTAATATTACACCACTGACGCAAACCAGTTTCCAGTGCGTTAACTTCACTTTCAGTTGCGTCATCTTTAAAATGAATTTCAAACGGCAAACGTGTATCATTGTTTGTTTGTGTACTAAATTCAGCAATAGTATCGAGAGCAGTATTAATTTCACTGTCCATATCCATTTGATCATATTGCGTATATCTTTCAATACGATTTGGCTGGCCACTGTAAACTTCAGGTAGCCAACTTTGCCAACGATTGGCTTTAGCACGAGCACCAGTCGTTTCTCCGTCGTATCTTGTAAAATGTTTCTTCCAAGCCATTGGGTAATTTACCTTTAATTATATTGTATTTATACAAT